ATAGCATCTTCATATTTTCATATGGGTAAAATTATTAATACCTATTGGTTTGAGGAAGGAAGTATCTGTAAGATTGGTGCATCACTTAAAGATTTTATAAATGACAAAGGTTCATGGAAGTTTTTAGATGAATACAAAACATTCTTGAATGAGCATACTGCTTGGTATAGACCAAGTAATCCAGAAAAGGTTTTATTATGGCAACAGCAAATTGAAGTTAAAGTTGGTAATAGAAAAACAGCAAGAGGATTAAAATCAAAAATACAAGGAGGTTCATTTGAAAAGAATGCAACTACTGGAGTAGGAGGACCTTGTTCAATTTTCTTTCATGAGGAAGCTGGAATTGCTCCAAAGATGTCTGAGACATATGAGTACTTGCGTCCTGCCATGTCTTCTGGTATGATTACTACAGGTATGTTTATTGCTGCTGGATCTGTTGGAGATTTAGAACAATGTAATCCTTTAAAAGAAATGATTACTAATCCAGTGGCTAATGATATATATGCTGTTGAAACTGATCTTATTGATGCAGATGGTACAATAGGTATGGCTGGATTGTTTATTCCAGAGCAATGGTCAATGCCTCCTTTTATTGATGACTATGGAAACTCTTTAGTAAAAGAAGCTGAAGTAGCAATCAATGAAGAAAGAGAAAGATGGAAGAATGAATTAAATGGTGAACAGTTCCAATTAAGGATATCTCAGAAACCTTTAAATATTGCAGAAGCATTTGCATATAGAAAAGCATCTGTATTTCCACAAGGCATTCTTAGTAGACAACAAAAAAGAATTGAAGAGAAGGAATACCCTTATGAGCTTATTGAATTAGATAGAGATGAGAAAGGTATTTTTGCTAAAAGAACAAATAAACTTCCAATAAGTAGATTTCCTGTAGACAAAAAACAAGTGGATAAGACAGGAAGTATTGTTGTTTGGGAAAGACCCGTCAAGAGTCCAGAGTTTGGAGCTTATTATGCTTCTATTGACCCTGTATCAGAGGGTAAGACTACTACATCAGATTCCTTGTGTAGTATTTTTGTTTATAAGAATGCAACAGAGGTTACAAGAACTATGATATCTGGTGATGTAGAACAATTTTTAGAGAAAGATAAAATTGTAGCATCATGGTGTGGTAGATTTGATGATATAAATAAAACACATGAAAGATTAGAATTAATTATAGAGTGGTATAATGCCTGGACTATAGTTGAGAATAACATATCCTTGTTTATACAACATATGATTTCTAGAAAGAAACAAAGATACTTAGTTCCTAAACAACAAATTTTATTCTTAAAAGATCTTGGTTCAAACAATACTGTTTATCAAGAATATGGATGGAAAAATACAGGTACATTATTTAAAAGCCATTTAATTTCATATGCAATTGAATTTTTAAGAGAAGTCATAGATGAAGAAACTGATGTTGGTGGTATTGTTACAAATCAAACATTAGGTGTTGAAAGAATACCAGATGGAATGCTAATAAAAGAAATGCTTGCATATTATCCTGGACTTAACGTGGATAGGTTGGTAGCATTTGGAGCTTTAGTTGCTTTTGTAAAGATACAGCAATCCAATAGGGGTTTTTCAAAAAGACGTGAATCAGAAGAGAAATCTTTGGATAATTCAAAAAATTTGTATAAATTAAAGTATAGTCCGTTCAAGAATATTGGACGTAGTGGAAACAATACTGGAAATACAATAAAAAGATCAGGCTTCAAAAATTATAAATAAATTAACTAATTAAAAATTAGAATGAAAGTACTTAATGCAATGCAATTAAAGGCCGGTGCAAAAAAAACAGAAGGGCCTACCTTTTCTAGTTTGACGCAACCTATTCAGTTTTTACCTTACAGTGAAAAAACAGATGATTGGGCTGCATGGAATTTAGACTGGCTAGAAGATCAAGGTGTTCAATTTTTAAAACTTAATGCCAGAAGACTTTTAAAAAATTATAAATTAGCTAAAGGAATTATAGATAAAACAGACTACATAGTTGAACCTGATAATGACTATAAAGATTTAATGGATGTTTTAACTAAAGAAAATGATTCAGCTTTAGAACTTAAATTTTATCCTATCATCCCAAATGTAATTAATGTATTGAGTGGAGAGTTTTCCAAAAGATACAATAAAGTACAGTTCAGAGCAGTTGATGATAGATCATATAATGAAATGCTTGAACAGAAGAGAATGCAAGTTGAAGAATCTTTACTTGCAGATGCTGAAAGAAAGTTAGTAGAAAAGATGATTCAAATGGGGATGGATCCAGCATCTGATGAAGCTAAACAACAACTTGCTCCAGAAAATATTAAAACATTACCTGAGATTGAAGACTTCTTTAGTAAGTCATATAGAAGTTCTGTAGAAGAATGGGCAACTCATCAATTAAATGTTGATGAAGAAAGATTCAAAATGCAAGAGCTTGAAGAAAGAGGCTTTAGAGATATGCTTATTGCTGATAGAGAGTTCTGGCATTTCCGTATGTTAGAAGATGATTATGATATTGAATTATGGAATCCTGTTTTAACATTCTATCAAAAGTCTCCAGATCAAAGATACATTTCTGACTCAGCATATGTTGGTAAAATTGATTTGATGACAGTATCTGATGTAGTAGATAAATATGGATATTTGATGAGCCAAGAACAATTGGAATCATTACAAAGAATTTATCCAGCAAGATCTGCTCAGTATCAAGTTAATGGATATCAAAATGATGGTTCTTACTATGATGCAACAAGATCACATGCTTGGAATACTGATTCACCAAGTTTAGCTTATAGACAATATACAAGTAATTATATGGCAGATCCTGCCAGAGGTGGGGATATCTTAACACAGATTTTAGGTCAAAGTGAAGACTTAGCTTATTTTGGTGATGGTAATTTAATGAGAGTTTCTACAATTTATTGGAAGACTCAAAGAAAGATTGGACATCTTACTAAGATAGAAGCTGATGGTGAAGTAACCCAAGAAATAGTTGATGAAACATTTAAGGTAACAGAAAAAGCTGTTTATGATACATCAATATTTAAAAACAAAACAAAAGATACTTTACTACAAGGAGAACATATTGATTGGATTTGGATTAATGAAATCTGGGGTGGTGTAAAAGTAGGACCAAATGTACCTGCAATGTGGAGAAGTTCAACAAGTAGTGAAATTAATCCTATATACTTAGGTATTAATAGAACTAAACCTGGAAGATTACCATTTCAATTTAAAGGAAACAATTCTTTATATGGATGTAAACTACCTGTAGAAGGTAGAGTATTCTCTGATAGAAATACAAGATCTACATCTCTAGTGGATTTAATGAAAGCATACCAAGTTGGATACAACATGGTTAATAATCAAATTGCTGATATCTTAATTGATGAATTAGGTACTGTAATTATGTTTGACCAGAATGCATTACCACGTCACTCTATGGGAGAAGATTGGGGTAAAAACAATTATGCTAAAGCATACGTAGCAATGAAGGATTTCCAAATGCTTCCTCTTGATACTTCAATTACTAATACAGAAAATGCTGTAAACTTCCAACACTACCAAACTCTAAACATGGAGCAAACTAGTAGATTGATGAGTAGAATACAATTGGCTAATTATTTCAAACAACAATGTTTTGATGCAATAGGTATTAATCCTCAAAGATTGGGTGGTGCTGTATCAGCAGAAACAGCTACTGGCGTAATAAATGCAATGCAACAATCATATGCTCAAACAGAAATTTATTTTGTACAGCACTCTGATCAGCTTATGCCAAGAGTACATCAAATGAGAACAGACCTAGCCCAGTTCTATTATAGTACTAACCCAAGTGTAAGGTTAAGTTATATTTCTACTGAAGCAGATAAGGTAAACTTTACAATCAATGGTACAGATCTTTTATTAAGAGACTTCAATGTATTTGCTACAACTAAAACAAATCATAGAGCTATCCTTGAACAGTTAAAGCAAATGGCATTAACTAATAATACTACAGGAGCTAGTATATATGAACTAGGTAACATTGTTAAAGCAGATTCAATTGGTGAAGTAACAGATATCTTAAAAGATGCTGAAACAAGAATAACAGCTCAGAGACAAGAAGAAATGCAACAACAACGTCAAATGCAAGAACAACAGTTACAAGCACAGGCGCAGGAAGCTCAAATGAAAGCTCAAATAGAACAACAGGAAGCAGAGAAAAATAGACAGAATGATATTACTATTGCTGAAATTAGAGCTGCAGGATATGGTGCTGGTGTTGATATAAATGAAAACAAAGTAAATGATTACCAAGATACACTAAAAGATATTCAGCAAACAACTCAATACAGAGAGCAAATGAATATGAAGCGTGAGGAAATGATAAGTAAATCATCTACAGAAGCTCAGAAACTTCAAGTTGAAAGAGAAAGAATTGCAGCACAAACACAAATAGCACAGACGCAGTTAGATATAGCCATACAGAATAAAAATAAGTATGATACTAATAAACCAAAAGGTAAATAGTTTGCGTTAGCTATATACTGCAAAAAACTTTTCAATATCATCAAATATAATAAGTTTAGTATAGTATAAACTAAATAAAGAATTACTATATTATATATATAAAGTATTAATCATTAAACCAACAATAAGATGAGTACCAAAAACAACACAATGAGTAGTAACGTAGAGACTTTAGATATTGACTTAGATACAATATTCAATGCTGCACCTAGTGGTGCTGACATGACATTGCCATCTGGGAAAGATACTAAAGCTACAAACAACATTTTTTCAGGAATAAATAAAAAAGCAGATTTTTCATTTGCTGATCCAGATGCAGATGATGCAGATGATTTAACTGATAAAGACAAAACTCCAACATCAACTGGAGATCTTCTTGCAGATGATGAAGAAGAGAACATTGAACCAAAAGCAACTAAAGAAGATGGTAAAAGTATTCTTGATAGTTTAGGTGATGATGAAGATGATGAAGAAAAAAAAGAAACTAGAGGTAGAAAACCTATTTCTGGAATTTCTGATGTTTTTTCAAAAATGATTAAAGAAGATAAATTAGTTCCATTTGATGATGAAAAATCTTTTGATGAATATACAGCAAAAGATTGGGAAGAATTAATTGAAGCTAATTTGGAAGAAAAGGCTAATCAAGTAAGACGTGAAACACCTAAACAGTTTTTTGCTAGCTTACCTGAAGAGTTACAAATTGCAGCAAGATATGTGGCAGATGGTGGTACTGACCTAAAAGGTTTGTTTTCCACTTTAGGTCAAGTAGAAGAAACTAAGGATTTAGATATTAAATCTGAAAGAGATCAGGAGATTATTATTAAAGAGTATTTAAGTGCTACTGGTTATGGTACTTCTGATGAGATTGCTGAAGAAATTGAAATTTGGAAAGATCTTGGAAAGCTTGAACAACAAGCTTCTAAATTCAAACCAAAGTTGGATAAGATGGCAGAACAAATTGTTATCAGAAAAGTACAAGAGCAACAAATAAAACAAAAACAACAAGAACAAGCATCTAAAGCTTATATGCAAAATGTATATGATACTTTAAAAGATGGTAATCTTGGAGATATTAAAGTAGATAGAAAGACTCAGGCAATGTTATATAATGGTTTAGTTCAACCAAGTTATCCTTCAGTAAGTGGAAGAAATACAAATCTATTAGGACACCTATTAGAGAAGTATCAATTTGTAGAACCAAATTATAAATTAATATCAGAAGCATTATGGTTATTGCAAGATCCAGAAGGATATAAAGCAAAGATCATGGATAAAGGAGCTCAACAAAGTATTGAGCAAACAGTAAGAAAACTAAAAACAGAACAGGGTAACCATAGTTCAAGTTCTCTTGGTATTCAAGATAAAGATGAAGAAACAAGAAAACAACCAACTAAAAAATTACCTAGAACCAACAACATTTTCAAACGGATTTAACAATCAAATATATAAACAATTAATTACTAACTAAAAACAATTAAAAATTATGGCAACTCCAGTATTAAATAATGGGATTTTCCTAAGAGACACTAGCTACAAGGCAAGTTCTCATGTTGATTCTTATCACTTGACTCAAATGCTAGGTTCAGCAGAACCTATGGATATGGGACCAGTTGATTTGTGGGCAATGACTCAAAAAGTTGAAATGCCTCTTTATCAAATGGCTTCATTTGGTGGAAAGAATACAATCATGGTGGACAATGCACGTGGTGAGTACAAATGGCAAACTCCTATTGCACAAGATCTTCCCTACATTGTGGCAGACATTGAACCACTTAACACTACTAAAGGTATTGATGGTACAACATTCAAAATTAAAATTTCTAAAAGAACATTTGGACATGGTGATATCATCACTTATGACAAATACAATGGATTAGAACTTTACATCACAGCTGATGATATCATCCCTGCTGGTGACGGTTTTATTTACACTGTTCAATTAGTAAACAACAACAACACAGCTACCTTAGATAGCAAGTATTTAGCTAAAGGTACTAAATTCTTCAGAAAAGGTTCTGCAAGAGGTGAGTATGGAGAAAGATTCTCTGACATTGAAACAGGTTCTGGTTTCCGTGAGTTCTACAACTTTGTAGGAGGAGCTGAAGCACACGTACACTATTCTATTTCTAGCCGTGCTGATCTTATGATCAAAGGTGGTTTGAATGCAGATGGTACTGTACCTGTAACTGAAATCTGGAGAAACTTTGGTGCTAACAATGATCCAGCTGTACCTAGTATTGAAGGATTAATTGCTAACATGGGTAAAGCTGGTGCAAGAGAAGCATTTGAAAATGGTACTCTTACTAGAACATTTATCACAAACATGGAAGCTGCACACTTATCTAAAATTGCTTCTGACATTGAAACTTACTTAATGTGGGGTAAAGGTGGTAGAATCAAACAAGATGGTCCAGATGATATTAGATTATCTGTGGGATTATGGGCACAGTTGGATAACTCATTCAAAAGAGTTTACAACAAGTCTTCTTTCACACTTGATATGTTTAAATCTGAATTGTATAACTTCTACCAAGGTAAAGTTGAGTTCAAAGGTCCAGATCCACAAAGATCACTTGTTGTTCAAACAGGTATTGGTGGTATGCAATTGATCAACAAAGCTATTGCTGATGAAGTATATGGTTCTGGTTTAGTACAAAATGCTAGTGACATTGGAGCTGTTAAAGGTTCTGGAATGGATCTAGATTATGGATTTGCTTACACTTCATTTACTATTCCTTTCTTAGCTAATGTTAAGTTTGTATTGAACCCTGCGTTTGATAACTTGAATACTAATGATATTGAGAATCCATTAATTGATGGCCGTCCATTAAGTTCTTATAGCTTCATTATCTTTGACGTAACAGATGAAGGAAATGACAACATCCATTTATTGAAATTATCTTGGGATAATCAATTGAAGTGGTTCTACCAAAATGGAACTATGGATTACATGGGAAGAAGTCAAGGTTTTGCATCTACAGGTAACTTTAACGGATACCGTGTAATGATGTCACAAACTATGCCTGCTATTTGGGTTAAAGATCCAACTAAAGTTTTAAAGATTGTTATGAGAAACCCAATCACTGGTGGATCATTCTAATAATCAATAATTAAAAAGGGAGGCAGTGTTAAAGCTCCTCCCTTTTTTAATCTTTAAAATATAAACACAATGGCACTAGATATAAAAAAAGCAAATAAAACATATGAGTTTTCAAACTTAAATGTTTCTGAAATTATTGCTTCAAAAGCTGTAGGTAAAGATATATTGGTTAGAAATTATGCAGATAATGCTGCAGCAAAAGCAGCAGGATTAGCTAAAGGAGACTTTTATCATACAACAGGAGCAGTAAAAATTGTTTATTAAGTCAAATAAACTAAAGTAAGAATAAAAACCTTACTTTAGAAATATTAATAATAATAAATTGTACATAATTATGTACTTTTGACAGATGAAAACAATTATTAAATTTTAAAAAAAAACCAAATTATGAATGATTACACAATTGTAGAAAAGTATCAGCAAACAAAAAATCAATCAATTGCTATACGCCCTTATTTTAACTCTTTAAAAGAGAACATGGGTTTAGAGCATTATGGATTAGCTTTGCATGATGGAGTATTTCATGAAGAAACATTAGCTTGTTTAGAAATGAATGGAGTTAAACGTTATGTTACAGGATTAAATGAATTTGCTCCTGATGTAAAAATGTTACCTGCAAAAGAAAAAGCAGCAAAAGCAAAAGAAATTAGAAAAGTTGTTGCTCAATTAGAAGCTGAACTAGCATCTAATGTTGTTGATGTAGAAGATAAAGAATTTTGGAATAAGCTTACAGTAATGAAGCCTGATAATTCAAAATTTTGGGATAAGATTAGTTTAAGATGTGGTAATGATCCTGTGTTTTTAGACCCAGATAAAGATCCTTATGACTTAATTAAATTACATGCTATTCATGCAGGAGGTTTTTCTATTGTTGCAAAATCATTAAGAGAAGCAAGAGAATCAGGTAATCCACCTAAATTCTATCTTGATACAATGGAAGAAACATTAAGTACTAGAACAGAACTTAGCAAATTAAAAAATAAAGCATTAGTTGAACTACAAAAAATGTATGATTCAAATGCTTCAAAATTAATGTATGTTGCTAAAATCTGTGATGCTGATAGTGTACAGTATGTTAAAAATACACCTAATGATATTCTTTATGAAAACATGGATGAGTATATTCATGGTAATGGTGCTGAGTCTTCTAAGAAAAGAGCAGCTACACAATTCTTAGAAGTATCTTTGTTATCAATGGAAGAATTAAAAATAAGAGCTTTAATTAAAGACTCTTTATATTATAGATTTATTACTACTAAAGCTGGTGGTTGGATTGAACCAATTGACAGTGGAATTAGATTAGGTAAATCACCATCTGAATGTTTGGAATTTTTAAAGAATCCAGAGAATGAAGAAACATTGATGTCATTACTTAATAAAGTAGAGCCATACTGGAACTCCTAATATATGAAAAATGGATAATAATACACTCTTAATTAAATTAAAGCAAAGACTAAATAAATTAGACAGCCAAGACTATGATAACATAGAATGTTGGCAGTTTGTTGAAGCATTTAATAAAGTACAACTAGACTGGTGTAGAAGAAATTTACACGGTGGAAATATGTATAAAGAGGGTGATGAATTATCTAAAAGAAGGATTGATGATTTACAACCTTTGTTAAGAGAATTATCTTTAACAGGAATTGTAACTGAAAACTATTTTGAATCAACTAACTTTCCAGTAAATACTTATTTAGAATATAAAAGAATAAGTACTGATGCTACAAATGAATGTTGTCCAGATCCTAGATCAATGACTGTATATTTAGCTGAAGAAGCTAATGTTTCTCTTTTACTAAGAGATCCATTGAAGAATCCAGACTTTGAGTGGGGAGAAACATTTTGTACTATGTTAGGTAACAAAATTAGAATCTATAGAAAACCAGATTTTAATATTGTAAATCCTGTATTAACTTACTATCAGAAACCAGTTTATATTCAAATACAAGGATGTGTGGATCCATATACTGGAATTGTTAGTGTAGCTAACATACCCTGTCAATTTAAAGATGATGTTGTTGAAGTATTATTAGATGACACAGCTTCACTTATTGCAGGAGATATAGAAAACATTTATCAACAACAAAGGGGCCAAGGTTCTGCTGAAAGAAACAATTAAAAATGAGAACATTAAAAACCAATAACACTGAAGAAAAAAGTGAAAAAACTTTAAAAAGACCTATTGTTGAATTAGCTAAAGAGACAGCTCAGGTAGTTACAGCTTTAATGAATGCTACAACTAGTTTGCATAAATTACATTTACAAGTTACAGGTGCTGGTTCATTTGCTCAACATTTAGCTTTAAATGAGTTATATGATACAATGCATGATCATGCTGATACATTAGCTGAAGGATTTCAAGGAGCATCAGAAACATTATTGAAATATGAAAATGATGCACCTATAGTATTGAATAGTGTGAAAGAAGCTATTGTATATTTAAGAGAATTGACTGAAGAAATTATAGAATTACAATCTATTATGCCTTATTCAGAGATTGTAAATAACTTGGATCTTGTAAAAGATTCAATTAATACAGCAAAATATAAATTAATTTTCTTATCATAGTTGGAAATTAAAAACTTTTACTTATATTATAAGTGTACAGAAAGTACAAAATATATATTTATAAACAAAAAAAACAAAAATTATGGCTTATTTTAATCATGCGTTTTACAAAACGTTTGTTGCTACTTCAACACAGGCATCTGCTAATGTAGCAACCTCAGCATTAACTGCTGGTCAGCTTGGTATTGTTACTGATTCAACATGGCAAACAATTGCTATTGCTGGTGGTGCTTTACCTGCTAACTCATTAGCTTATCTTGTACAAGGTAGCTATTACACTAAAGATACTATTGGAAACAATCCAGGTAACGGTGGTTACAAGGAATCTGTTAAATCAAAAGGTATCAATCCTAAATTTATTTCAAGAGTATGGGTTACTAACTGTCTAACAGCTGTACAATCTACTGCTTCTTTGTCTTTAGGACCTAATTGTGCTCCTTGTGGAAAAACTCAATTCATGAGAATGGATGTTAAGGGTTCTCCAACTTTGAGATTCTTAAATCACAATGCTTATGCTATTGGTGATAGTGCAAACATTTGTTGTATTGATGGACAAGAATTTTTGGATCCAGCATTAGTTTCTGCTGCTATGGCTCAAATGGTTCTTTCTAATCCTTTAATTACTCCATTTGTTGCTGAAGGTGACGTTAATGGTGTTCAAACTGCTACATTAGTTGGTGGTTCTGGATATTCAGTTGGTAATAGTATTGCTACTACTGGTGGTTCTGGAACTGGATTTAGAATTAATATTTTAACTGTAAGTACTGGTGCTATTGCTACTTATAGTGTTGCTGCACGTGGTGCTGGATATGTAGTTGGTGATGTATTAAACATTGCTGGTGGAACTGGTGGAACTTTAACAGTTACTGCTGTTACTGCTGGTGGTGTTGTAGTTACTGCAACTACTGGTACTGTAAATGTACAATCTGTATACACCATTGCTCAAACTTTAGGTACAGCTGCTTCTGGAAATTATGTTCCTTCAACTGATCCTAATGGCACAACTAAAATTAATGCTACAGTTAATTTTGTAGGAGCTTATGTTGATACTAAATTTGGTAACTGTTCATTTGATACTAGAGATCATTTTAACGCAGAGCCTGTAGTTATCATTGCTTCTATTCTTGATGAAACTGGAAATCCATGTAATGATTGTGGTGAAGCTACAAACACTCCTGGTCAAATGCAACAAACTCAAGGTGAAAGTGTAATTAGAGATTTAATCTTATCTGAATCATACAGACAATCTCCTTTTAACCAAGGAAATACTGATAGTGCAAGAATTAGAGAAATTGAAATGTCTGAAGAGCTTTTAGCTGCTGTTGATAGAAATGTTA